CCTTTTTCTGTAAGACAAAGCCTGCCAACGAGCAGGCTTTTTTTCGTCTGTAAGAACCTCAACCCCGCGGCTGAAACGCTAAAATTGCACGGGTGCATTTATTTTCTGAAATAAATGCATTTATGCATTGACTGTATGTTTATACAGTCCTATTCTCCATCTCAAGCCAGCCAACAAGGCCTGGTGGAGGCGGCAAGGATGCTGCCAGGGAAGACAAGGAAGGCACGCAATATCGGCATGGACGCCATCGAAGCGATGGCAAGGATGCCAAGGCAACACCGGCAAGGACGCCGACGCTCTTTAGTTGTACCGCGTTAAAAACAGGCAGCGATGAACCGGCCTCAACGGTTCAGAGGGTTGGCAACTGACCCGGGTGTGCAGCGTAAAGCACCAGAAGCAGTTATCCGGCAGACAGGGATCGTGGTCGGAAAAACATCAAGGAAAGGTCCATACCGCGCCAGTAGCGCCGAAAGACCGAGGACATCATTACTGAAAAGCCCGGGCTACCGGGCTTTTTGGAATGCCTACCTATCGAAGTGTGTGTAATTGAAAAACGGACTATTCAGTGCTCAGCCAGGAGGCGTGACATGACAAACGAACAACAAGCGTTAGCGGAAATGCCTATCTGGCTGGTCATCATATTGGCTTTGATTGGCGGAGTTTCCGGCGAGATGTGGCGCGCCGACAAGGAGGGGGCCCGTGGCTGGTCGCTGATTCGGCGCCTGGCGCTCAGGTCTGGGGCGTGCATGGTCTGCGGGGTTTCGGCCCTGATGCTGTGTTACGCCGCCGGCATGTCGATCTGGACCGCCGGCGCCATTGGTTGCCTGACCGCCATGGCCGGCGCCGACGTGGCCATCGGCCTTTATGAACGCTGGGCGGCCAAGCGCGTCGGGGTCAACGAGGCCCCAACCTCCCGCCCGGATCAGCAGTAACCGCTGCAAGGATGCAAGCAAATGACACTTCTCGAAAAACCTTCGCAACTGCCGATGGCTATTGGGGTTGCACTGAAGAGCGCGTTCCCGCAACTGCGGGTGGGCAATCACCAGGACTTTTCCAGCACGGCGGATAACACCGGCATTTTGATCAGCGTTGAGCGCAACGGTCCGGGCGTTCGCTCCCTCGCAGGGCGCAAGGCACATGCGTTGTCGGTCTCGCTCAGGGCCATGGTCGCCAGGGCGTCGGCACCGTTTGACGCCTGCGACCTGGCCAGCCAATTGATGGACTTGGCCCTGGATAACCGCTGGGGTCTGCCACCTGACCAATGCGACGTGCCCACCGCGATTGTTGCGGCACCCTTCGGCCTCATCGGCGCGGAAACGGACTACGACACCTGGACCGTTTCCTTCACCCAAAACCTCTACCTCGGCCCGTCACTGCTCGACGATCCCACCGGCAAACCGCTGTTTGCCCGCAGCTGGGAAGTCACGAACATCGACGATCCAGACCAATACCGCCCGTTGCAGGAGTAGGCAATGCATTGCTACGGGATAGCCTCGGCCTGGTCTCGATACTGCCAGATCGCAACAGTAGCTTCCAAGCCAGCCAAGGCCCCCACTGCTCCCACGAGCGGGAGGGAGCTTGGCAGATAAATAAACGGACTTGCAGATGTTGAAAGAATTCAGATGCGGTAACTGCAAAAGACTTCTCGCCCGTACGGGTGGGTTTACAGAGCTCCAGATCAAATGCTCCCGATGCGGGACGCTGAATCATGTGAAGGACAAGATCCTCGAGCAATCGCCTTTGAGCGACATGAAAGCGGAATCCTCCGCGACAATTCATTCGACTCAATAGGTGAAAACATGGACATCCAAACCATCGGCAAGACATTTGTAAACGTAAGCGTTAACGGTGCCTTTGGCCCGCATAAGCTTGTAGGCCCCGAACAAAATGTACATGGATTGATTCTGCGTACCGTGAATTTTAACGCCGCTTACACTGTGGTGGTGAGTGCGACACCGCCAGCGGATACCTTCGATAACAGCAAAACTATCGCATTCATTGCGACGAGTCGGACCGAGCCTTTCATGGTCCCGGCAGGGCTTGGGGTTTATCTTCTGTTGGGTAATGACTACAACCGCAAGATCAATGTCACTTGGGACTATCTCAACGCTGATGGCACAGTTGCCTAAGCCGCGCTGAAGAGATCCGGCTCTGCGTAAACGCAGACTTTCAAGCAACAACGCGCGGCGTAGGCCGCGCACTTATTCAGGGCCTTGCCATTGTGCGGGGCCTTTTCGTTTTCGTCTCCACCACACCCATTGCTCCGAGCTGGGAGTGCTGCTGGAGCTGGCTTATCTGCACAGGTCGTACCTCGGCCACTTTTTCTCTATGAAGTGACGATGGATCCTAACGACCTGGCCCTTGGCGTGTTCGCGTGGCTTGGTGGTACCGGCACTGTGTTGCTTGGTGGTCTCTGGTGTTGCTCCACGGCCACGCAGATGCACACACCCACCAGATGGTGTGCCAATGACGACCATTGCCTACAAAGATGGCGTGATCACCAAGAGTCAAACCCATGCTCATGACGCTCCCCCAACTGCTTCAGGTGATGCCTGGCGCCCACGCGCGCGGGCATTTTTTTAACCGCCCTGAATACAGCGTTCGTTCGCTACGAGATCGACCGCCCGATACGCATCGCCGCCTTCCTCGCCCAAGTCGGCCACGAATCCGCCGAGTTGCGCCATGTGCGCGAACTGGGCAGTGATGCGTACCTGAGCAGGTACGACACCGGCCCGTTGGCCGCGCGCCTGGGGAATACCCCGCAAGCCGACGGCGACGGCCAGGCATACCGGGGCAGGGGGCTGATCCAGATTACCGGTAGTCACAATTATCTGGCCTGCAGCCGGGCACTGTTCGGCGATGATCGTTTGTTGCGCGAGCCGATGCTGCTCGAGCTGCCCCAATGGGCCGCCGCGTCGGCTGGCTGGTTCTGGCAGAGCAATGGCCTGAACGAGCTGGCCGACAAGGGGCAGTTCACTGCCATTACGCGGCGCATCAACGGTGGGCTCAATGGGCTGGAGGATCGCCTGCGGCTGTGGGCGCGGGCGAAGGCGGTGTTATGCGTTTCCTAGGTGTGTGCCGGCTGATCGGCATAGGCCTGCTGGTGGCGGTTGTCTGGCAGGTGCAGGCATGGCGGTACTCGGCGCGGATTGAACATTTGTCGGTAACACAGATCCAGGCCGCTCTGCATCAGCAACAGTTCGCGCAAGACCAACGGCTGGCCCTTGAGCAACAGCTCACTGCCAGCGACATACGACATGCCCGGGAGTTGATCGATGCCCAACGTCATCAAGCGGCTCTGCGCGACCGCCTGGCCACTGCTGATGTACGGCTGTCAGTCCTTCTCGACGCCTCCAGTGGCTGTGCAGTGCCAGCCGCCACCGGCGCCGGCAGCGTGGTTCATGCAGCCGCGCGAGCCCGACTTGACCCGGCGCATGCTCAGCGAATTATCCGCATCACCGACGACGGTGATAACGCCTTGATCGCGTTGCGGGCCTGCCAGGCCTATGTGCACGCCGTCGCTCGCTAGCTTCTTGAGACACTCCGTCACTTGCACGTGTGATTGGCTCCTGTAGGGTAGGCAAAACCCGCCCCCTCTCTGGAGATGACCGTGAAGGAAATCACTCAACTGGCCGCTGACCTGGGCCGCCGTCTACAGGTGCTCAACGCCCATGTCACCACTGCCGAGTCCTGCACCGGCGGCGGTATCGCAGAAGCGATCACACAGATTCCAGGGAGTTCGGCGTGGTTCGAGGCGGGCTATGTGACCTATTCCAATCGGCAGAAAACCTGGCAGTTGAATGTGCCGGAAACATTGTTTTCAAAGGTGGGCGCCGTCAGCCGTGAAGTGGTGGAGGCAATGGTCCGTGGCGCGCAGAAAAAAAGCCTGGCCCGCTTCGCCGTGGCCGTCAGCGGTATCGCCGGGCCTGACGGCGGTTCGCCCGACAAGCCGGTGGGCACCGTATGGCTGGCTTTTGGCGTGGGCGATGAGGTCACTGCCGAGCTTGCGCACTTTCCCGGCAACCGCGACGAGGTCCGCCGACGAACGGTAAAGGCCGCGCTGGAGGGCTTGTTGCGACGAGCTGCAGCAGAAATAGACAATCAGGGGTAGGCGATCTCCGTTCTTTGTGGAACAATACTGTCTACTTATACAGGTGTTGGCCGTCAGGCCTTATTGATTACGTGAGGACTTTAATGGACGACAACAAGAAGAAAGCCTTGGCTGCGGCCCTGGGTCAGATCGAACGTCAATTCGGCAAGGGTGCCGTAATGCGTATGGGCGATCACGACCGTCAGGCGATCCCGGCTATTTCCACTGGCTCTCTGGGTCTGGACATCGCGCTCGGCATTGGCGGCTTGCCAAAAGGCCGTATCGTTGAAATCTATGGTCCTGAATCTTCCGGTAAAACTACCCTGACCCTGTCGGTGATCGCCCAGGCGCAGAAAATGGGCGCCACCTGTGCGTTCGTCGACGCCGAGCACGCCCTGGACCCAGAGTACGCCGGCAAACTGGGCGTCAACGTTGACGACCTGCTGGTTTCCCAGCCGGACACCGGCGAGCAAGCCCTGGAGATCACCGACATGCTGGTGCGCTCCAACGCCATCGACGTGATTGTGGTTGACTCCGTGGCAGCCCTGGTACCCAAGGCTGAAATCGAAGGCGAAATGGGCGACATGCACGTTGGCCTGCAAGCCCGTTTGATGTCCCAGGCGCTGCGTAAAATCACCGGTAACATCAAGAACGCCAACTGCCTGGTGATCTTCATCAACCAGATTCGTATGAAGATCGGCGTGATGTTCGGCAGCCCGGAAACCACCACCGGTGGTAACGCGCTCAAGTTCTACGCTTCGGTCCGTCTGGATATCCGCCGTACCGGCGCGGTGAAGGAAGGTGACGAGGTTGTGGGTAGCGAAACCCGCGTCAAAGTCGTGAAGAACAAAGTGGCCCCGCCTTTCCGTCAGGCCGAGTTCCAGATTCTCTACGGCAAGGGTATCTACCTGAACGGCGAGATGATCGACCTGGGTGTTTTGCACGGTTTTGTCGAGAAATCCGGTGCCTGGTATGCCTATAACGGCAGCAAGATCGGTCAAGGCAAGGCCAACTCGGCCAAGTTCCTGGCGGACAACCCGGACATCGCTGCCACGCTTGAAAAGCAGATTCGCGACAAGCTGCTGACCCCGGCGCCAGACGTGAAAGCTGCCGCCAACCGCGAGCCGGTTGAAGAAGTGGAAGAAGCCGACACTGACATCTGA